ACAGTTCCAGATGAGTTCATTGCACCAGTTGCTAGTATCTTGGCTGCAAATCTATACTCAATGGAAGATGAAACAGCACAAGAAGTACTATACCAAGCATTGGAATGCGACCCTCAGTATTCACTAGCAAAGTTGCTTAGTCGAGTCTTTGGTTCAGGTTGGCCAGCAGGTGCGTTCACTGCTATGACATTTGAACTACACCCAAAGGTTAAAGAAGGAATGGGTATCTAATCATGGGATTGGATATGTATTTGTATGCTCGCAAGAGCATTGCATCCATTGACTGGCAGCCAGAAAAGAAACTCAATGCTGACTACACAATCCTCGCCTCGCTAATGGGGGCTACGGATTGGGCTTATGACCCAGAAGAATTAGCCTTTGCATCTGTATCTATTCAAGTTGGATACTGGCGTAAAGTTAATGCCATTCACAATTGGTTCATTGAGAACCTAACAGATGGGGAAGATAACTGTCAGCCTATCTATGTACCACGCAGTTCTTTAATTGACTTAAAGATTGCATGTGAAGAAGTGTTGGCAGATAACAGTAAAGCAAGTACACTACTACCAACAGGCTCTGGCTTCTTCTTTGGCAGCACAGAGTATGACGAATGGTATTTTCATGGTATTGAAAAGACCGTGAAGATAGTAAGTAAACTAATTGAAGATGTACCCGAAGGATGGGCCTTCGAGTATCAGGCTTCATGGTAAAGAAAGGGACACATGACTACAGCAGATGTAGTAAAGAATCGCTCAGCCTGGATTAAGGCTGGCGTAGCAGTAGAAGCAAGCAGTGCATCAGAGGTAGCACAACAAGCAGGACTTAACTGGACTGTTGGCTTATCCGATATGCACACCTCCGACTTCTTGCATGTACCTAAGAAGCAAGCAGTCGTAAAGAAACAAGATGGAAATGAATCAGTCATTGGTGTAGTAGGTAGCAAGTATAAAGTCTTCCAGAATCAGGAAGTCTTTAGTTGCCTTGACGCATTGATTGATTCAGGTGAGGCTCGCTATGCAGCAGCAGGCGAGTACGATGGCGGAGCAAAAGTATGGATGCTCATGTCATTACCAAGAGAAATGGAAATCAAAGGCGACCCACACGCAGCCTTCTTACTAGCCAAGACTAGTCATGATGGTTCATCATCAGTCGTCATCCGTCCTATCATTGAGCGATTGTTTTGTGCTAACCAAATCAATCGTATCTTTAGAGCCAAGAACAAGGCACATACCTATACCTTGCGTCATACCCAGAACGCATTGCTATCAGTATCGGGTATGCGAAACTTACTTGACCTAACCTATACCAGCGTTGATGAGTACAGCAGTCTTGCTAACCACCTCATGCAGCGTGATGCAGACATTGCTAAAGCAACCGCATACTTCAAGAAAGTATGGGCATTGCCTACCAAGATTGAGCAATCACCTCTGCACCTACTCAGCAAGGGTGAGAAGAATGCTAAGTCCCGTGCCCTCAATGCACGGCAAAAAGCATTTGCTATCTACTCAGATAGCCCAACACAGGAGAACATCCGCAACACGGAGTTTGGTTTATGGCAAGCAGTAGTAGAGTATGCTGACCATTACTCCCAAAAGGATGCTAGTATTGCTACCCTAGCAGGGCGCAATGATGGCATTAAACTTCGAGCACTAGAACTACTATCAATCTAAGGAGAATCGTGTACCTAAATCCAATAACAGTAGACGGAGTTACCTATAACTTCACAGAAGAATCACTCAAAGAACTAATCAAGAGTGATATCTATAATAGAAACAGAGTAAAAACAACACAAGAAGATGCACAGGAATCATATAGAAAACTCGCAAAGATTCGTAGCGAGGTATATGATTTCTTTTCAGAAGCATTTGATGATGGTTCAGATGAGGTAACAGTTACACGTGATGACGTGAATCAGTTACTAGAATCAATCGGTTCAGATGTACTTACTACAACTTGGTCAGCAACTGTAGAGATTACAGTTACTGTTACTGGAATCAAGGCTACCTCCCCTGAGGAAGTTGAAGATTACATTACGGACAACATCGAAGTCAGCGGCTACGACTTAGAGTTGCACGACCCAGATGTACGAGTACAAGATATTGAACGAGAGTAATCAACATCCACAGTCGCTATCTAATGCATAGGTGTTTTTTCATTTCTACTATGTGTTAGACTTGGGGATGGGTGGTCCCGCCATCTGCGAACACGGGACACTAATTAACAAGGAGAGATATGCCAACAGAAATAGAACGAGATAGATACGGACGACCACTAGTCGTACCTCCAACAGGTGGTAAAGCAATTGCTTATACTAGGGCAACAACTATTGCCAACAGTTTAGATGATGCCTCTGCATTAACAGCATGGAAGATGCGCATGGCAGCAATAGGTTTAACAAGCAGGCCAGATATATTATTAGCCATTGGTGTAGCAGGAGACAACAACAAGTTGGTTAATGCATACATTGAAGAAGCAATGGAAGTAGCAGGTGCTAGTAAGGCAGCAACAATCGGCACAGCAATCCATGCACTCACAGAAAAACTAGACTTAGGTTTAGATTTAGGTATATTCCCAGAGCAGTGGATGGCTGACATCAAAGCCTACGAAGCAGCAACAAAAATTCTTACTAAGATTTACATTGAGCAATTCACAGTGCTAGACAAGTATAAAATTGCAGGCACACCAGATAGAGTTGTCGAATACAAAGGTGAACGGTTCATCGCAGACTTAAAGACAGGTCGTATTGACCACCCAAATAACATTGCTATGCAGTTAGCAATCTATGCTAACGGGTCCCCGTATATGCCTGACACGGGAACCCGTGGTAGTTGGGGTGAGATTAATAAAGAGAAAGCAATTATTGTTCATGCCCCAGCAGGGACAGGAACATGCAAACTAGTATGGGTTGACATCAAAGAAGGATGGAAAGGTGTACAGTTTGCCATGAAGGTAAGAAAGTGGCGAGACCAGAAGGGTCTTGCTACTCCATTTGAGCAAGGAGAAGATAGTGCCTAGCACAGAAGCACCCATCAGTATCACAGTTAAGACAGCAGCAGGTAGTCTAGTAACAGTCCGCGCAGAAAGCGGAGAGGAACTAGACCAAGTTGTTGCACTATCAGTACATGCAATCGCATCAGCAGCACAGGAACTAGAGTCAGCAATTCGTGGTGCATCAGCACCAACAACACAATCAGTTGCTGCAGCATTCAATGCCAACATCATTGATACAATTGGTGGAACATCAGTTCCAGCAGATGCATATGCAAATCAGCCAGCACCAATAGCACCACCAACAGCAACACTTGGTGGTCGCGCATGCGCACACGGAAAGATGACAGCAATCCAAGGTATGGGTAAAGATGGTAAGCCTTACAAGGGTTACTTCTGCCCAGCACCAAAGGGTGCATTCGACAAGTGTAAGAATCAGTATGTTGTGATTCAGTCACCAGAGTGGAACACATTCGTTCCAGAACAGATTAAGTGAAAACACTTAGACGCTCTATAAACAAAGCAGAGGTGGGTGGCGAACCATTGCCACCCGCTTTTGCGGCGTTTGAAAGGGCAGGAATTATTCTGCGCCGAGCAGAAGTAACTGTAGTTGCAGGCACTCCAGGTGCAGGTAAGTCATCAGTTGCATTGGCTATTGCTGTAAAAACAAAACATCCTACACTTTACTTTTCAGCAGATACTAATGCACATACAATGGCTATGCGTTTAATTGCCATGACAGGCAAGATGCCTCAGTCAGCAGCAGAACTTCTAATCAAAAACAATCCAGCAAAATCGCATGAGATACTACAACTAAACAATCACTTGTTCTGGTCGTTTGAATCTAGCCCTACACTTAAAGACTTAGACGATGAAGTCTCAGCCTTTGAAACTGTATGGGGTAAGAGTCCAACGCTTATTGTTGTAGACAATCTTATGGATGTAGCAATGGATGGATACGATGAGTTCGGTGCAATGCGTGCCGTCATGAAAGAACTCAAGTACTTAGCCAGAGATACCAACGCAGCAGTACTAGTGCTACACCATACCAAAGAAGGCTTTGATGGTTATCCATGTCAGCCACGCAGTGCGGTACAAGGTATGGTCAATCAGATTCCAGCAATGGTTCTAACTATTGGACAGATGAAACAGGGCGATGACACATACCTATGTGTAGCGCCAGTTAAGAATAGATACGGACGAGCAGACCAAACAGGTAGCAACTATGTTAGTCTTGCATTTGACCCAGAGTCTATGTACCTAGAAGATGTAGCAGTCAGATACCAGCAAGAGGGAATGATGCAATGAGTAGTGCAGCCAAGCGCAAAGGTACACAAGGCGGGGAAATTCCCGCAGTTAATTGGTTAAAAGATAATGGTTTCCCATACGCAGAACGCAGACTAGCAGGCAGTCATCTCGACAGAGGTGACATAGCAGGAGTCAACGGAGTAACCATAGAAGTTAAGAACCATATTAAGTTAGACCTTAGCACTTGGGTTAAAGAACTAGAAGTAGAAATGATTAACGACCAAGGTTGGACAGGTGTTGTTCTTCATAAGAAAAAAGGAACTAAAGATGTTAACGAATGGTACTGCACAATGCCAGCCAAAGTATGGTTGGCTTTAGTAAAGGACGCAATGAATGGCCGAGAAGCATAGTATTGCAGACTACTTAAGATACATTGGCGCAACCGTGCCACCAGAGGGCAGCGGTTGGCGCAAAATAAAATGCCCATTCCATGATGATGGCCATGCCTCAGCAGGTATAAACTTTGATGAGAATAGATTCAAGTGCCATGGTTGTGGTGTAGGTGGAGATGTATATGATTTAATTATAGAAAAAGAAGGAGGCACATATCGTGAGGCTATCGAATTCGCACAGACAATTTCTCTTACAGGCGACTCACCAGTACGCAAGCCAAATACATTTAGCAACCGAGTATCTAGCAACCCGCAATCTCTCGGTAGAAGAAGCGCAGCGATTTCATTTGGGAGTAGTAAGGGACGCTCTTCCAGGTCATGAGCAGTACTCAGATAGACTAGCCATCCCATACATTACGCCATCAGGCGTGGTGGATATTAGATTCAGAGCAATGAACGGAGCAGACCCCAAGTATATGGGCATGCCAGGTGCTAAGACCAGCATGTTCAATGCACAAGTAGTACTAACAGCATCAGATTATATCTGCGTTACTGAGGGCGAGATAGATTGCATTACAGTCAGCACTAAAACAAATCATCCAGCCGTAGGTATCCCAGGTGCAAACAATTGGAAGCCTTTCTATACAAGAATCTTAGATGATTTTGATACAGTAATTGTATTGGCAGATGGCGATGGGCCAGGGCTAGAGTTCGGCAAGAAGATAAGTAAAGAGTTAAGTAATGTTAATATAATCCAGATGCCAGAAGGTCACGATGTAAATAGTATCGTGCATAAAGAAGGGGTAGAGTTTATCAATGAGCGAATCACAAGATGCCTTAGTGCCTAATGAAGATAGTGTGTGGGAGTTTATTAAAGACCATCCACGGATACTTGGTCTACCAGTATCAGACAAGCAGGGGCTAGACTTACTTAACGCACTACGAGATGTATCTGAAATGATTCATAAAGATGCAGACATGGCACACAAGATGTTAACTATGATTGCCACAGTTATAGTTGCAGCAGCCACAGGCAGCGGCAACGAAACTATTGAAGAACTACTAGTAGCAGAAGCAATGCACAAGTTCGATACCGAAGCAAAGGAGATACTCAATGAAAGACCCGAATGATTTTGAAGATGTTCTAAAAGAACTGCGTATTATTATGATACGCAAACACGCAGATTATGGTCCATTAAACATATCCAATGCCCCAGGCGGGGCAATGAACGGGCTACTCGTGCGTATGCACGACAAGATGGCACGGCTAGAGAATCTCTACTATAAAAACAACGACACGCCCAACTACGAATCCATACAAGATTCCTTTATTGACCTAGCAAACTATGCAATAATCGGACTATTGGTACAAAGAGGACAATGGGAAGGCGTTAAGTAGACCATGTATGTAGATGAGTACAAGGTAATGGTGTCAGCCCTTGCCTCTGAGTACCATCGCAAGTACCCCATAACTGAACAATCAGATATACAACAGGTACTATGGTTGTGGTTTGTTTCTCATCCACAAAAATACAAAGAGTGGTCTGAGTTAGAACAAAAGGATAGAGACAAGTTAATAGCCAGGTCTTTGCGCAACGCAGCCATTAAGTACTGCGAAAAAGAAAAGGCTAGAAAGATTGGCTATGAAATACTTGACCTTTACTATTACAACTCGTCAGTCATTGAAGCCTTCTTGCCATCTATCATTGCAGAATCATATGAGATTCCAACAGCAATCAAAGACTTAAACTATAAGTTCTCTAAGGGTGAGAGCAACGATACCAACAACTGGTTGGTGCTACGGTCAGACATAGCAACAGCCTACTACAGATTGTCAGATGCAAAACAGAATGTGCTTCGCATTAAATACTCAGCAGAAAATGTTGAGTGGAGTCAGTTAGCAGAGGAACTATCTACCACAGCAGATGGTGCACGCATGAAAGTTCAGCGTGCAATAAGTAGCCTAATCAGAAACATTGGTGGGCACAGGCCATATGCAGAGGAAGATAGTTTAGTAGAGGTAGATGATGACGAATCAGGAGAATGATAATGTCAAAGAAATCAGGGAGTTACTACACCCAACGGATTACTCACACGCTATGGATTTGCGAGGAGAACCTATTGGCGATGTTTGCTTATGTGGAGGGGATGTATTTCATGCGCTTGTTGCATTTGACAAGGGTGAACTATGCTTTTATTTCCTTGATGGAGAGTGCGCTAACTGTGGCTCAATGGTCACGCTCCCTTACCCAGAAAACGAGGACATTATCTAGTGCCATTGTTTGATTTTAAATGCACCTATTGCACAGAGGTAATAGAGATTAATGAGAACATTCCACCAAGATGTTCTACTTGTGGTGAAACTATGCAGCGTGTATGGTCAGCGCCAGCGATTAAGTTTAACGGCTCAGGCTTTTACTCAACAGGAGGATAAGTGGAATACCCAGAATGGAAAGGCACACCTAACTGTAGGAGTGTGGATTCAGAAGAGTTCTTTGTACCAGATGGTAGTTCTACATATAGAGAAGTTAAGATACTTAAGAAAATCTGTAACAACTGTGAGGTAAAACAGCAGTGCCTAGACTACTCACTTAAACATGCAGTCTTTGGATACTGGGGTGGAACTACAGAGTATGAACGTAAACTAATGAGAAGAAAGTTAAACATCACACCCATACCACTATACTTAGGATACCCATGAGCAAACTATCGGACTTTGATTTAGACTTAGCAAGAGGTCATGAAGGAGAAGAACTAGTAGAACAACTGTTAACAGGTGGTACTACAGTAGAAGTGAAGACAGATTTAAAGTGGAAAGATACTGGCAACCTATACATCGAAACAGTTTGCTGGTCACACAACAACGAGAATTGGTATCTATCAGGGTTGTCCAGTACTAAGGCAGCATACTGGGCCTTTGTGCTGGAGGGGGCAACCTTGCTAGTACCAACGGATGTATTAAGGCAGGTAGTAACGGCAAGGGGAAGAGCCATTACTTGCAATATACCTCCAAACCCCAGCAAGGGTTACCTTGTGAAGGTTGAAGATATATTAAACTATCTTCAGAAATAACAAAAGACCCCCAGCGCTGGTAGTTACTACCAGTTCTGGGGGTATCTTGTCTCTATGGGGCTGCTAAGCCCCTTAAACGAGGGCTACTTGGAGCCTAGTCCATACTCTGATTCAGTCTTATCCAATGCTTTAGCAGCAGGACCAGCCATAGAAGCGATAGCAATAGAGATTGCTGGCTCTAATCCTAGTTCATTACCTGCTAGGAATGTTAGGAATGATACAAGTACACCACGTAGGTATGACTTTAGGATTGCCTTCTGCTTTTTAGTTAGTGTTAGTTTCATTTTGTCTCTTTCTTTTTAGGTAGTGGTTTAACTACTGCTTTTACTTTATTAATTGCCTTTGGTGTGCCTAACCACGGAAACCATGGAGTAGTAATGGTAGCCATAGAGGGCTTAATAGAAATATGTAGATGCTTATTATGAGGATTACTCCCAGTGTACCGTCTGTCTCCTTTTTCTTTAGACCAGATAATACCCTTGAAAATAAGATAGGTAACACGACTATCCTCCTTAAGTTTTTCAAATATAATAGAACAATCAATCCCGCCCAACTTATCGTGGGTTAGGTCAACAGCAAGTCCAGTGTTGTGGTCACTGACTGGATTCTGTTTTAAATGTGACTTCGATGGGAGCAATCCATCTGAGGCTTTCATACGCAATGGTGCTATCGCTGTGGCCTGGCGAAGAACAGCAATAGCGGCAGGTGTGGCTCTCTTGACAAGTTTCATTAGTCATTCTCTCCCCTTGTGTAACATCATTTGATACAAGATTTCTACTTTTTCTTCTAGTCTAGTAACAGAATCCTTGAGGCTTGAGCCAGAATTGGGCTTAAGTTCATAAAGGTAATGCTTAACTAACCATCTAACAGAGCCAGCAAATGCTGACATTATTGCTATGATAGATACGATTAGTCCAGCCCAATTTGATGCGGTCATGATTGCGCTCCTAGGAGTTAGATTGTTCTGATGGTTAGTAGTAGTATTCCACCGAACCCAGAGAATCTTTTATCACTAGGTGTGCGGTTGATGAATTGCATTTGTTCGATTATTCCAAGATAGGTTTCACCCGTTCTGAAATCCTCAATCTGTATTGTATCTCCATTACTTTCAGTTAACTCAAGGGCAATCAACTTATCGTATGCTGAGTTTTCATGTCCAACTTGTACACCAAATGAATCCATTTCCCTGTCATAACAGGCCAATGGATACTGAAAGAGCCGCTGCCGTGGAACGGCAGGCAAAGACTTGAGTTGGTAGCCATTTAACTCGGGACCTAATGCTGTATTGGTAGTTGAGCGGGACAAAGTAAACTTAAATGATAACAATTCCTGTGAACCAGTTGGTTGGGAAACTCCCACCTCTGGGGTAAAGTCACCCTGACCCATGGTTCCAATTGTGTATTCGTTACCAGAAGGAGCAACTGAGGTGATTACAAGTCCGCCACTAGTGTTGTTTACGAGTGCCTTGATTGTTTTAAATATCTTATTCTCAAGAGTTCCGTATCTAATCTTGCCTGTTGTTAAATATCCAGATGAAACTAAATCACTTGCTGATTCAAGATATATGGCTCCATCAGTTACATTGTGCCCTGTGCAAAACGTAAGACGATTAGTAGTGCCAAGAAAAGCAACAGCAGTTGTATAGTGTTCTCCAGTTTGTGCGCTGTACAAGTCGTTTGCATAAGCAAAACGTAGTGGTTCAATTTCAGAACCTAAATCAATTCGGATTGTTCCTGCATCTGTTCCAACTCCAGTAGAGCACCAGATAAATCTATCTCTTCCTGCAAAATCATAGACTGGTTGTGATGTTTCAAAGATTAAAGGTCCATAGTTAAGTGAACCATCTTGGTCTAAAACAATAGAGGCGCGAACGCCTTTGTTAGTTCCAATCATCATATAACCTAAGTAGTAGTACAACTTTTCAACTATCTCACCAGCAGGAAGTTCTGCTGCTACTACTGCAGAAGTCAATGTTGGCATAGCACCAGATGTATTAAGTGTATATTTTTGAATAGTAGAATAAATACCTGAGTGACCAGCAGTATAAATAGCAGGACCAGATGCAGCAATAGAAGTGTAGTGATAGTTAGTATTTGGATTTGTGTATACTAAGTTTCCATCACCAAATGCATCAGTGTTGGTAGGAAATTCGTAAACTTCATTATTAACACAAAGAATAATGCGGTCTTTAATAAATTCCATTTCAGCATGGAATATTTCTTTGTTTCCGCTGGTTTGAAACATTTGAGTTACATCACCCGTTGCACTTGGGTTTGATGAGCCAGTAGTGGAGTCGCCAGTCAGCGGTTTCTTAAACATAGTAAGGCGCTGGTCGCCACTTACAGTCTTATTGGTTACCCAA